AAGCGTGAAGTGCGTGGTAGAAATGCCAAAAAGAATGTACCAGCAATCCTTGATAAGATGCGTGGTGGATTAGAAGATATTGCTAAAAAAGAAATCAATAAACTATTGGTTCCTCGTGGTGACCGTTACGTAAGTGTAAACATCAAGTCAAACTATATTGAGTTCCGTAGTGCTGGTGGTAATTACTTTGAGCAATATGAAGAAATCCGCAAGACTATGTTGCGCTATGTTCGTGTTATGGCAGCAGCCGCTGACAGTGAAGATTCAAAGCAAGAATATCAAAAGAAATTGTATAAGTTTGTTAGTTCTGGCATTGGTGAAAAAGATAACACGATGCAGCTATTTGCAAAATATACTGCTGGTGCTATTGACAAAGAACAACTTGTTAGAGAATTACGCAGTGCACAAGAGCGTCGTAAGCCTATTGCACCGATAGGCAGTGGCCCAGTTGATGGTTTCTTGGAAAATGAAGACGGCGAACAAGTAGTAAAAATCAACGGCACTGCACCATATGACATGATTGAGGCAGCAGTAAAGTTTGCCCATGACCGTCAGATGCCACTCGCTGATGTAAGTCTACGCTATCCTGGTTATAGCATGGTTCGTGTTCAATACTATTCTACAAATCCTAATGAGATGGACAGTAAAACAATAGTGTTTATTCCACAGGTTGAAATGTATTCAACATATCAAAGTGAAATAATAAAGATGGCTGCTCCTGCGGCTGAAAAACATTGGGGCGTAAAGGGCTTGCGAGCAGATCGTTTTAATGTTCAACTATTAGATGAATCTTCCTTACAATACTTGCGTGATGATGTTATGCGCATTACCAGTAGAGGCGAAGATCGTGCTCCATCACTGCCACCAACAGCCACACAGACTGCACAAGGCACCGCAAGTGGCGATCAACGCCCAGTACGATATGTTATAAAATATACCGATGATGGTAGAGAAATTCATAGATTCGGTGCGTCTACCCAACAAGCGGCAATAGAATTTGCTAATAATTTCCAACGAGCATATAGCACAGTAATGCGTTGGGGCGGAACTATTGGTGGATTGCGTGGTATTGCGTTATATACAATTGCGCCAAATACTGATGAACAAGAATTGTTCTATATGGGACCAGGCGAACCTATTGTAAATCAACCTGCTGCTGAACCTACGCCAGATTGGGCAAATGATCCCAATATTAGTGTAACTAATAACACACCTAGAATTGCAAATCCTGGTGGCAGAGGTAATTATGCATTGTATAGTGGCGATGGTGAGCAGTTAACGGATGCAGCAGCATTCAATAACTATCAAAATGCGACAAGTTATTTTACAATTAATTATAGTAGTTCGTTGGGAACTGGTTGGACAGTAAGACAGCTATCGTAATTACTTCATTTCTTGATTGCCAAACTTTTTAACCAATGCTTTTTGAATAGCAGGCTTAGAAGGTTGACCAATACCGCTTTCATCATGGGTAAAGAAACCAAGTAAACTAATAACTTGTGGATTTTGACCTGAGATATAATAAAATAAACTAATGTCTTTAGTCATGCCAGCATGTATAAGGCGTGGCTTCATCATGCCAAATGGACCATCGCCAGCAAATGGACGATCTTTACTGCCAAACGGAGTCATGGCATTGATTTCTTTGGTTTTCTTAAAATCAATAAATGCTTTTAGAACGGCACTGCCATGTGATTTTAGAGTATCATCAAATAGCCCACATGTTCTAAAAACTGTTGCCATTATTGCATTCCAAGAACAGATTTCATGTGTTCAACGAGTTCATCGCCGCTCATAGGTTCGCTAAAATCGGATTCTTTGACAGCAAGGACGCGAGCAGTATCTTCCTGAGAAATAACAGGATCAGCAGTGGTCACAAATTGACCAGAAAAATCTTCATTTGTAGGAATAACTTCCTTGATACGCATTGGAAACTCCTGTAATATTTATACCTTATACTAGCACAAAAGCGCCATCTGTCAAGGAAAAAATAAGGCTTGACTTATCCACAGGTTATGATACTATTAGGTATCGGAAATAATAGGGATAAATATCATATGGCTAATCAGAAGTTCAGAGTTTACCTTGATTTAGATGGAGTTCTCGCTGACTTTTTCGGTGAGTGGGCAAAGCTTGATGGCAAAGACCACTATAAAGATATTGATAATCCAGAAGCAAAACTGCAACTGGTACGAGAACATCCTACATTTTGGACTAATCTTCCACTTCTTCCACATGCTCGTGAATTGGTCAGGCATGTTATTAAAGAATTTGGCAGTTATTATATTTGCTCAACGCCATTAACAGGCGATCCACGCAGCGAACCAGGCAAGCTAGCTTGGGTTGGTATGCATTTCAGTGATATGCCACCTAAGCATATTGAACTTACACACAACAAAGCAGAGTTTGCTACACTAGGCGGCAACCCATGCATCCTCGTTGATGATTATGGAAGAAATGTCAACAGTTGGCAAAGTTCTGGCGGAATTGGCATCAAATATGATGATCAAAATTATCCTTCAATTGCAAGACAGTTAACCAGTCTTGCAAAGTTGGGGAGATACGACTAATGAGGAGAGTTAAATGTTTGACGAAACTACACCTCTTGCCCAATCACAATGGGAACAAATTGTTCAGGTTTGGGAAGAGTACCAGATAAACAGCAATCTACAAATCCAATCTACAAACATTAAAAGCCAAGCAATACAATTTCTTACTAAGAAGAATAAAAAACTCACTCGCAGCGATATACGCCGATTTAACGCAAAAATAAACAAAATTAAAAATTCATACAATCGTGAAGCCAAGTTCCAAGAAGATAAATTATTAAAGGAACTTCAAGCGATTATTGATGAATGAATATCATATACAATTAGAAATAGAACCAGAGACCTATGACTATGGCGAAGAAGAAATAGCGTATAGACTATACCTATCAGAAGACACGAATTATTCATTTACGAATAACGCTCAACTGATATCAGAACGGTCTTTGCCTATTTTAGATTTATCACAAAAAATTATTGAAAATTTCTTATTTGTTGCCAATAATAAAAAATATTTTATACTTTTGCATAATATTAGTAGAAAAAAATGTTTTATTAAAGAAGCAAAAATTAATGGTATAACCTTGATGATTGATAAACATTGGGGAACTTATCAAGATGAATTTACTAAAATAATTATTGTGGAATACATAAATAATTCAGGATAACCATCATGAATTATGAACTTAAAGATACGAATGTTTACGGAAAGATTCTTGCCAAGAATGGCAAACCAGTAATCACAAACTATAACGAAGCAACTAGACTTGCTGAAAGTTTTAACGGAACATTAGCTACTGCTCATCCTGGTCGTTATATGATTAAACTTCCAGAAGATGCCAATAGCATTGAAGAATGTGGATGTGAAATCGTTGGTCAGGAAGCACCAAACGGTCAGATGATGCCATCATATAATGAAGAACCTCGTGATAACGAAGTTCATATGGCTCGTGCAGAACTATATCGCACTGCTAAACTTGCAATTATGTTGCATGAAATTTTAAAAAATGTTGATGAAAACAGAGGGCTTGAAGGTTGGGTTCAACGCAAGCTAACTCGTGCTGCTGATTATATTGAATCTATATTTGATTATATGGATTATGAAATGCGTTATCCAGAAGAAATGCAAGAAGCAGAAACTCAGGTAGTTGGAACACCACCTGCATCACCGACCCAACAGACACAACAAACACCTGGCACACCACCAAAAGCACCTGGCATAACACAAACACCAGGCATGGTTAAGATGGCAAAGGTTGATACCAATGGCAATGTTCAGGGTCAACCAGTTATGGTTCCATCTGCACAAGTTAAAAGCAAGCAACAGCAAGGTTTTCATGTGATTGGTGAAAGTGCAAGTGCTGGCGCAAGTAGTGCTGGCGGTATGGCAGTTGGTGCTATTAACGGCGGAGCAGGAAGCAGCAGCGTTGGTTCGCTATTTGGCGGAACTTATTCTCCAAAGAAGAAAAAAAAGAAAACAGAAAGTGCAATGAGTGATGCTGAAAAGCAACCAAGTGGTCCAAAATTTACTGGTTATTGGAAAGGCACTGATAAAGGTAAACCAGGTAACAAAATGGTAGGAAGCAACTAATATGAGAATGTCTAGCATACTAACCGAAGATATACTTTTTGAATCAACTCTTCTTACCGAAGATAAAGTTATTTTTAATGAATGGCGAAATGCTGGTAAAATTCTTGCAGAAGCTAATCTTACTGTTGATCAAATCACTGATCTGTTTACTAATATTGAAGGTGGGACTACTGGGCAAAAAACAGTTGCTGGCAAAGTAGCTGGTGGTGTTGGTAAAGCAGCAAGTGCAGCAGCAAGTGGTGCTGGTGCGGCAGCTAGTGGCGTTGGCAAGGCTGCTGGTGCGGCAGCTAGTGGCGTTGGCAAGGCTGCAAGTGCTATAAACAATGCTTATCAGGGAATTATTTCTAAGATTGGTAATTTAGGTCCAGTAAAAGATTTTGATAATGCTTTTGATAACTTAACTACAAAATTAAAAGATGCAACTGGCGGCGATCAAGGTGTTGCTAAGCATGTTTATGCATATCGTGCACTTGCCAAAAAACATCCAATTATTCAAAATCTTTTATATGGTGCTCTTGTTGCAAGCGTTGGTTTAGCAACTGGTGGCGCTGCTCCTGTTGCAGTTTTGGGTTTGTTAAAAATGACAGATCGTCTATTACAAGGCGATAAGCTAAGTGCTGCCATGATTAAGGGCGGTGTTACTGCTGGCGCTGCTGGTCTTGGTCGTGAATTAGCAAGTTATTTGCGTGGCTCTCCTGCTCCTACGCAGGTTTATAGAGGCGCTGTTTCTAATCTAGATGATTTTGATGCTAACCCAAGTGGCTCTGCTACTATGCCTGTTCAAAATCCAAATGATGCGTTCGGTGGTGCTGGCAATGCATTATCACCCGATCAACAGGCAGGCATGTTAGGTCGTGGCGTAGGAACAATTCACCAAGTAACAAATGCTGACAGCAAAGGTATCTGGGGCATCCTACAAAAGATGGGCATTGATCCAAAAGAAAATTGGAAAGAAAAGCTAGATGCAGTTGTAAAAGCAAATGCAAAGCAATATCCAGGATTATTAAAGAATCCAAACTTGATTAAACCAGGCATGAACCTAGTAATTCCAAAAACACTTATGCAAGATAAATGGAGTGATGGTTATCAGCCAAAAGGTTCTGCAAAGCTATCCGAAAATATTGACAAGGACGGAACAATTGCTGCTTGGGTTCTAAGTGAAGAACTAAAACGCATGAACAGTGTTGTTCTGCGCGAAGGTGCAGTTGATAGTATCTTTGGAGCAATTGAAGAAGCTGGATTCATGGATACCATTCGTAAGTTTGGTAAAAACATGACTCAAAAATATACTACTGACAAACTTATGAAAGCATGGACCAATGGTCCAGGTCATAGTTATAGTGGAAAACCTCGTGGCGCAGATAGCGCAGTAGTTTACGCATTCTTAAAGAAGCAAGGCGTCGATGATGCAACTATTGCTAGCGCATTTAGTAGTAAGGGAATCCCTGTGCCAACCGCTGGCGCTGCTCCACAAGCCGCTGCGCAACCACAGCAAGGTGCTGCACAAGCTGCTGCTCCATCAAACCAAGCAAAAGTTCAAGCAGCAACAAAAGCACAGCAACAAACACAACAAGGTCTTAATGATTATGTTCGTAATGTAGCTGCTTCTCTTAATAAAGCACCTCCTAACCAAAAGTTTGCTCTTACAAAAGAACTTGTTAACTTTATGGCTGATCGTCAAAATTATCCAGAATGGAATAATGCTGTTCAAAGCGTTCAAGCAGTTCTTAAAGGCGCAAAACTTGAACCAGGCTTTGCTGCTAATGCAATTCAGCGTGTAAAAACTGGTCAACATATGGAAGCATGGCAGATTAATGCTATCAATGCTCTTCTTGAAGCAGTTGGTATTACTTGGAAGCAACTAGGTTATACAGTTCTAGAAGAAAATGATAATTCATTCTATCTATATGATACTGAATTACTAAACGAAGCAAGCAGCCCAGCGCAGCAAGCAGCTATTGCCATCAATATGAAAAAGCGCGGCAAGAAGCCAAAACATGATGAAAGTGTAATGGAAGCCGACAAGACTGATACAGTCAGTATGGATATTCCACTACTACTTCGCATGATGGAATATGCTCGTGAAGATGCAAAGATTGACGAAGATTTGCATGATGTTGCTGAAAAGATGATTGAACTATCCAAACATCATGATTATCTTTGCATGGACAACTATAATGAAATCGTTGGCAGTGCTGCACACGATGATATGAATGAAGCTGCAAAGAAAAAAGGTCCAAAGCCAACTAATCCAGCATTATGGAGTCGTGCAAAAGCAGCGGCTCGTGCAAAATATGATGTTTATCCAAGTGCGTATGCAAATGGTTATGCTTCAAAATGGTATAAAGAACACGGCGGTGGTTGGAGAGGCAAGTGATTGCAAAAGAAATACTTGGCGAAGCCTGCTGGACTGGTTATAAGCGAGTAGGTAGCAAAAAGAAAAATGGCCGAGTAGTTCCTAATTGCGTTCCCGTAAACGAAGAACTTGACTATTGTGCGGAATGTGGCAATCTTATTATACCAGAAGCATACAGTGGCGGACTGCGCAAGTGGTTCAAAGAAAAGTGGGTAAACATTGGCAAGAAAGTTGGCGGAAAGCATCCACCATGCGGCACAAGTGGCAGCAAGCGTGGTTATGCTAAGTGTGTGCCAGCAAAGAAAGCAAAGAGCATGAGTGCGGCAGAAAAAAAGAGTGCTACAACTCGTAAACGCAAAGCACAAAGTGCAGCAGGACGCAGCGGAAAAGATAGTGGCGGAACTGGCAAAGCACCAATTCATGTGAGCACAAAACCAAAATCATAACTACTATATGACCAATTTTTGGTGGCAAAAATTTCCTATTAATACAGCAACCGCTTGTCAAAGCAAATGGGCATGGAGCACTGTATGGTTAGACTATGCCAAAACCGCTAGTTGTTTTAGAGTAGAAAAACTAGATTTAACACCAGATAACTTTGACAATTTTCACAATCTTCCGCAAAAAATCAGTGATCGTGAACGAATGTTGCAAGGCAAATGGCCTGATAATAATCGCTGTAACTATTGTAAAGAAATAGAAAATGCAGGCGGTTATAGTGATCGTATGCATTATAATAGCATAGGCGGTTATACCCCAAAAGAACTTAAAAAAGATAAGCAGGCAACCAATGTTACTCCAAAGGTTGTCGAAGTTTATTATACAAATGAGTGTAATCTAGCTTGCATCTATTGTAGCGATAGATGCAGCAGTAAAATAGAAGCAGAAAATGATAGGTATATTGGCAAAGATCGTCCTAAACCATATCATTCGCCATTCAAAGAAGAACTATATCAGAAGTTCCTAGTATGGTTACGAGCAAACATTAAAGATTTGCAGCGTTTAAATTTACTTGGTGGTGAAACATTCATACAGCACAAGTTATTGAATGATATTATTCAAATAATCAATGACAATCCTAATCCATTTTTACAATTAAACATTGTTAGCAATTTCAATGCTCCAAGAAAATACTTTTACAAGTATGTTGATACATTCAAAGAATTGTATGATGCTAAAAAGATTGGACGCCTTGATTTAACTTGCAGTGTAGATTGTTGGGGATCAGAACAAGAATATGTTCGCAGTGGTTTAAATCTAGAATTACTAGAAGAATACCTAAAATATGCTGCTGAGCAAGATGAGAAATGGTTGTATTTGAATATAAATTCTACTATTACATGCATGACTATTAAAACTATGCCAGAATTAATTAAAAAAATAAAAAAATATAGTGGCAATAGGCAAATTCACCATTCATTTGAAATAGTACAAGGGCAAGAATTTCAAAATCCAAAAATATTTGATTATTCGCTTTGGGAAAATGATCTGGAAGATGTGATAAAATTAATGCAAGGCAATAGTGATGAATCTGCTGAATTGGTAGAAAGAATAAAGGGATTACAAAAGATGTTGGAAGCTAATTGTAAGCAAGATAATGATAAAATTACACAACTTCATGCGTATCTTGATGAGTTAGATCGCCGTCGCAAAACCGATTGGCGTTCACTGTTTCCATACTTAATCGTCTAAATAATATGATAGGATTTATAACATGAGTGATATGCGTTCTTTAATTGAAAAACTTACTGCAATAAGCGAAGACCGTCCAAGTATTGGTGACGGTGTATTCTTAGAATTTGGTAATGTTCTAGAAGTAGATACCGAAATTATGGAAATGAGTGGCGATAGTATCACTCTGCTTGGTGATGAAAAATTGTTTAAGGTATTAGAAAGCCTTGATGATGTTGAACACAAGCATGGTTCACCATATGATCGTGGTCGTGCTGATTCTTATTATGGTCGTTCACATAAGCCGCATAAGTTAATCCCAACCGATCATGGCGGACATGAACAACAAAAATTAACTGATCCTCATGAAATTGAAGCATATACCAAAGGTTATCATGAAAATGGTGACAAGAAAGATTGGGGCGAAAGTGTTGACGAAGGCGAAGTGGTTTCTCTTCAAAACAACATGCAAACTTTAAAACGTTTGGCAAAGATGTGGTGGCACGGTGATGAAGGAAAACATGCACACGCCGTCAAGATGTTAAGCAACATGGGCTGGGATATTGATGAAGACGATGATGATATTGTGTTAAACAAGAATGGCAAAGAAATTCGTTTTTGGATGGATGATTTATATGAATCAATCGTAGCAGAAGCAGAATATCATGGACGTAAAGTTCCACTTGGGAAACCAATGCAAGGCGATGTTAAAAAGAAAAAAGTTTACGTAAAAAATCCAAAAACAGGCAAGGTGATTAAAGTAAATTTTGGTGACCCTAATATGCGTATTAAGAAAAACAATCCAAAACGCAGAAAATCTTTTAGAGCCAGACACAATTGTAAAACAGCAAAAGATAGAACGACCGCAAGATATTGGTCTTGTAGGGCTTGGTAAATGTTATTAACTGAATTGTTTGACCTTGACGAAGCGGCTGGTGTAGGTGTAGTGCCTGCTAATAAAAAGATGGCAAAAGACCCACGATATGCCAATGCGTTAACTGTTGATATTCATCCAGGTGAAACACAAAAACAAGCTGCTAAATTTGGCAATCGTACAACAAAATTAGGGTTGCCACCACAACTTCGTGCCGATGGCAAAGTAACCGAAGCAGCAATGAGCGTAGGTATTCAAGGTCGCCAACCAGTTAGTGCAGGTGCGAGGGGATTGCTTGCGGCCAGATGGAAATATGACAAAATCATTGATAGAACAAATGATACTAATTTGAAGAATGCAGTTGCAAGATTAGCAAGTCAACTTGATGAAATAGAAAAGATTGATTATGCAAGCATCGATGAACTTATGCGTGGAATATCAGTAGATTTCCATATTGATCCAAAAGAATTGCATAATGCGTTTATTGCAAAATACCGCATGATTCCAGATGATTATGCAAAAAAACTTAAAAAAGATCGGGCAAATCGTCCAAAGTCTGTATAATAACTTCTCTTTTATATAGACAAATACCAATAATAGTAATATATTAATAGCATGACCGTCAACATCGTCCCAAATCAATCTAATATAGTTTATACTACAATTGGTTCCGCTGGCTCAACTACATATACACCTCCCATTGGTGCCGCTGGTTCAACTTCTTATTCAATCGGAATTGCTGGCGGTGGTGGTAACGGTGGTTCTGGATATCTATCAAATAGCAGTTCCATGAGTTGGGGTACTACTGGAAATCCATCAGTATCAATTCTTGGTAGAGAATTGCAAATTACGCCAGTTGATAAAGGTGATGCAATTATTAAAACTAATCACAACGAAATAAATCTTGATAAATTATATAAAACTGTTATGATGATTGCAGATAAGATGATGATTATCGCAGATGATCCATATTTCACAGAAAAGTATCCTACGTTAAAGGATGCTTATGAACAATACCAAACCTTATTAGAACTTTACAAGCAAGGAGAAAAAAGTGGCGACTAGGAATTTTAGTGCAGAGGAACGCACAAAACTTAAACAATTGATGACAGAAAGTATCTCAGTGATGACTGAGGTAGAAGTATTAACAGGTGGACTTAATGATACCATTAGTGCTATCGCAGAAGAAATGAATATTAAGCCATCTATCCTTAAAAAGGCAATTAAGATGGCACAGAAGCGTGACTTTGACAAGGCTCGTGAAGACCTTGATATCATTGAAAGCATCTTGAATAGCACTAACAACTTGGATAATGAATAATCGATGGCTTATGTAGATGCACTACTTGACCGAAAGAACGAAAAAGTATTCGTTGTAGAACGAGTAGATGGTAAACGCATCTATAAAGACTATCCGATAAATTATGTATTCTATTATGCAGACGAGAACGGGAGTTTCAAGAGTATCTATGATACTCCTGTTCGTCGTGTAAGTTGCCGCAGTGGCCGTGATTTTCGTAAAGAACTTTCAATACATAGCGGTAAACAATTATTTGAGGCAGATGTAAACCAAACATTTCGTTGTTTAGCAGAAAACTATCTAGGCAAAGATTCGCCACAGCTACAAACAGCTTTTTTCGATATTGAGACGGACTTTGATAGTGTCCGTGGATACAGCACCCCCGATGATCCATTCACCAAGATTACTGCTATCACAGTATATCTTGACTGGATGGATCAGTTAATTACGCTTGCACTGCCTCCAAAGACCATGACTATGGATGAGGCAAATGCAGTTGCAGCCAAGTTTGAAAACACTTTTATCTTTGAAAAGGAAAGTGATTTACTTCTTACCTTTTTAGAACTTATTGATGACGCAGATGTATTGAGTGGATGGAACAGTGAAGGATTCGATATTCCGTATACTGTTAATCGTGTTGCTCGTGTATTGAGCAAGGATGATACTCGTCGTTTCTGCTTATGGGATCAATATCCAAAAGAACGCGAATATGAAAAGTATGGCAAGATGAGCAAGACATTTGACTTGGTAGGTCGTGTTCATCTAGATTATATGTTGTTGTATCAAAAGTATACCTATGAAGAGCGTCACTCTTATAGTCTTGATGCTATCGGTGAATATGAATTGAATGAGCGCAAGACTGCCTATGAAGGTTCTCTTGACCAGTTGTATAACCGTGATTATGAAACATTTTTAGAATACTCTCGTCAGGACGTTGCACTTCTTAATAAACTAGATAAGAAACTGCGGTTTCTTGACCTGGCAAACGAAATTGCTCACGATAATACAGTGTTGCTGCAAACAACTATGGGCGCAGTAGCGGTGACAGATCAGGCAATTATCAATGAAGCACATCGTCGTGGCATGGTAGTTCCCAATCGTCGTCCACGCAGTGATGAAATCAATACTCAGGTTGCTGGTGCTTATGTTGCATATCCTAAGAAAGGATTGCATGATTGGATTGGCGCAATTGATATTAACTCACTGTATCCATCTGTTATTCGTGCTCTTAACATGGGGCCAGAAACAATTGTTGGTCAATTGCGTCCTATTATGACAGATGCCCATCTTGCCACCAAACTTGATGAAGGTAAAAGCATTGCTGCTGCATGGGAAGGATTATTTGCTTCCCTAGAATATGAAGCAGTTATGCGCCGTGATATTGGCGTAGAAATTACCATTGATTGGACAAATGGCAAAAGCGAAGTTTACAGTGCTGCTGAAATCCATGATATGATTTTTGACAACTATGCTCCGTGGGCATTGAGTGCCAATGGTACTATCTTTAACCTTGAACATCAGGGCATTATTCCAAGTTTGTTAGAGCGTTGGTATAGTGAGCGTAAAGAACTACAAGCCAAGAAGAAAGATGCCAAGGATGCAAAAGAGATTGCGTTCTGGGATAAGCGGCAGTTGGTTAAAAAGATTAACTTGAACTCGCTTTATGGCGCTATTCTCAATGCAGGGTGTCGCTTCTTTGACCAACGCATCGGTCAAAGCACCACCTTATGCGGTCGCACGATTGCAAAGCATATGGATGCCACCGTTAATCAATTGATTATGGGAACATATGATCATGTTGGCGAAAGCATTATCTATGGCGATACCGATTCTGTTTACTTTTCTGCATGGCCAGCTATTAAAGGCGAGGTTGCCGCAGGTCGTATGGAATGGAACAAGGAAATCTGCGTTCAATTATATGATTCTATTGGTGAACAGGTCAATCTGACCTTTCCAAAGTTCATGTATGAAGCATTTCACACTACACCAGAACTTGGCGCTATCATTAAGGGCGGTCGTGAACTTGTAGCTTCTCGTGGATTGTTTATTACTAAGAAGCGATATGCTGTTCTTATCTATGATCTTGAAAACAAACGTCTTGATATTGAAGGCAAGACAGGCAAGGTCAAGGCAATGGGACTTGACCTTAAACGAAGCGATACTCCAAAGATTGTGCAAGATTTTCTAAGCGACATTCTTAAAAAAGTTTTGGATGGAGCAGATCGTGCACAAATTATTGAAGAAGTGCGTGAGTTCAAGTATACTTTTAAAAACCTACCTAGTTGGGAAAAGGGAACTCCAAAGCGAGTCAATAAGCTAACTTATTATGGTGCGTTAGAAAAGAAGCAAGGTCGTGCTAATATGCCAGGTCACGTTCGTGCGGCGATTAACTGGAATAATCTCCGTAGAATGTACAGCGATTCTCGTTCAATTGAGATTACTGATGGCATGAAGACCATTGTATGTAAGTTAAAAGATAATCCACTTGGATTAACCAGTATTGGCTATCCAACCGATGAATCTCGTATTCCACAATGGTTCAAGGATATGCCATTTGCTCAGCAAAAGATGGAAGATACTATCGTGACGCAGAAGGTAGACAATCTACTTCATGTGTTGGACTGGGATATTACTAATGCAACTAATATCACCAATACCTTTACCAGTTTGTTTGAGATTGAATAATGGATATATTTGAAACTCAGTTTCATCTTAACAACTTAAAGCTTGCCGAGAGAAGATTTCGTGAACAAGCTGATATCTTCGGGGAAGCAGCCGATTATTATGATAAACTTGTTAAAAATTTAGAAGATCAATTAGAACAACAACGAACGATTTTCAAAGATTTAAACAGCGTAAGGATGCTGAAACTAAAAAATCAAACCTTAGAAACAAGAAAAGAATTTGTTAAAGCAAACTTTTTTAATGAATATGATATTGAGAAATTATCTGGTATCCTTGCGCCTTATATTGGCAATAATATACCAGCATTAGAATTATTTCCAGGCATAGGACAGTTTTTGCCATATGTAGTTGCATCAGAGCCACTTTATATTGCTGACCGATATATGGATATCTGCATAGATGCATCTGCTTCGCTTAATAATGAATTTTATGCAACACGCAGATTAAGAAAATATGAAATAGCAGATAACAATGTTATTGATTTACCATATGATAGTTTTGGTTTAGTATATTGTTTTAACGAATTTTTCTCAGCAAATGAAGATTATATCATTGAAATTGGAAACCAAGTTCATAAACTCTTATATGATGGCGGAAAGTTTGTGTTTAACTTTATGCCATATGATCAACCATGGGCGCAAGTTGCATCAATAAATTATCAATATAGTTGCTTAGATTATCATTTTATAATTGCTGAATTAGAAAAACTTGGGTTTGTATTAGTAAATTATAATCTGCAACCTGTGCGAAGCAGTTATATCGTGATGCAAAAAGGCAATGCTGAGCCATTACCACGAAATAAAATCAGTGGTGCATGGGCAGAAATTATTGACAGCTAATCTAAAATTTGATAGTATAATCAACAAAGGAAAAAATCAATGAAAGACTTTCTAACAGATATTATTCATCATACGCTTTCCACTGGTGCGATTGATATCGTCAAGATTACTGGCGATGCTACTGAAACCAAGATTGAAAGTGTTAGCGAAGATCGTAAGGTTATCTTGAACGCCAAGTTCAATGAAGTAAATCCAGATTTCGCTGGCGTGTTTGGTATGCCAAATTTGAGCAAGTTGAACACTATTCTTAATATTCCAGAATATGCAAAAGATGCTACTATTGAAATCAAGCGTGATCAACGCAATGGTGTAAGTTCTCCTACCAGTATTCATTTTGAAAACGCAGGCGGCGACTTTAAGAATGATTATCGTTTTATGACTACCGAAGTTATTAACGAGAAATTGAAGACTGTTAAGTTTCGTGGCGCAAATTGGAACATTACAATGGAACCAAGTGTCGCCAACATTCAGCGATTGAAGTTTCAAGCACAGGCAAATAGTGAAGAAAAATCATTCGTTGCCAAGACAGAAGGAACAAACTTAAAGTTCTTCTTTGGTGATGTTTCAACTCATGCTGGTAACTTTGTATTCCAGAGTGAAGTAACGGGAACCTTGACTAAGGGATGGTCATGGCCCGTTAATCTTTTCATTTCAATTCTTAATCTACAAGGCGACAAGAGCATCCAGTTCAGTGATGATGGCGTAGCTAAGATCACCGTAGATAGCGGTTTGATTAAGTATGAATACTTAATTCCAGCAAATTCATAAGAGGCAAAAAATGTTAGACCCCAAAGATAAAATTGTATATCTAGAATGCGAGTGTTCTATACCAGAGCATGTTGTTCGTGTCACGGTATTAAATTGGGATGAATTGCCACCAGATTTTATTATTGATGTTCAGGCTCGTAATTGGAGATCATTTTTAAATCGTTGTTGGATAGCATTAAAGTATATCTTTGGGGCAGAGTTGATGTGGGATGATGTATTATTATCTCGTGAAAGCGTGAATAAACTTCAAGAAGCTATCAATCATTATAACAAATTACTTGACAATAACAAAAAAGTAGACTAATATAAAAACTATGGCACTGGCAAGTCCATATTAATATTAACCTCTAATAAAAGAGAAAACAAATGATTCGTAATTCAAATGTAAATCGTGTTTTTAACGACCTTGAAAATTTCAAGGCTTTTTGTGTAGAATATGGCTTTGCCTTCAATGAGGCAGACCTTTATAAGCGTAGTACCCATGCGTATTCGCAGTTTGAACGAGTGCGCCGTGGTGAGAAGATTCCCAATAACTGGGATATTGATGAACGACTTAACGTTGAGAAGTCGTTTGGAACTGTTCAGTAATTAACGGACTATTGCCAGTGCCAAACTTAGATGTTTCATTTTATAACAAAGATGAAAATAAAATTGCAAGATTTCCACTTGCAAAATTAAAAAACACCCCTAGATACGGGCTGTGGAATAAACGCAATATAGCAATGCAACAATTAAAAGATATGTTTAACCAGCATGGATTGCGTAACGGTCAAGATTATGTTTTTCTTCAACTTGATAATGGTCAAGAATTGCCTGTTATGTTTGCAAATGAAGAGAATGTAAGTTTTTTATGTTGGCATATGCATGTTAAACAAACCTCTCATACTTGAATTTCCAAGTAAAGCACTCACACAGCGATCAGTATCAAATGGTTATATGATTGACCCTGGTGATTATGTAGAAGGTGGCGCACTAAACGCCAACTATCAGGATGTAGAAGCCGCTTGTATTATCTGCAATGCTATGGGCGAAGCAGGATACAAATATGGCGAAGATTTTTCATTTTTAACTTGCGGTTTAGACAGGGTTCATATACAATTTAATAATAATGAAGCGGCGGCATTTGCTGCAATGAAGCTACCTATGCAAAGAGAGAAGTATAATGATTAGTGAAGAAAGAATTTGGGGACATTTCCGTGTCATTTATAATTCTGGAAATGTAAAAGTAAAAGAACTTGTTGTAAAACCAAGCCATTGTTTGAGTTATCAAAAACATAGCAAACGCAATGAATTTTGGGTAATCCAAAGCGGTGTTGCTCGTATGATCCATAACAATAATGATATTATGGAAAATGATAAAACTACAATTTTACAAGAGAATGATACCTTTACTATTCCCGTTGGACATTGGCACCAAGTTGTAAACATTGGCAAAGAGCCATTAGTTATTATTGAAACTCAATATGGCGAAGCATGTGAAGAAGATGATATTGAAAGGCGGTTCCAATGATGCGCTGGTTTGATAAATGGTTTCAAAAGCAAGCAAAGCGGGCTTGGGAAGCAGCACATGAAGAAAATAATTTGATACATTTGAAACCAGTAGGAATGAGTAGTTCAGATAGAATTAGTGCCGATGGTATCAATATGAAACTTCATGTTGCTAATGGTGGTTACATTGTAGAGTTTCATCGGTATGATGATCGCAAAGATCGTAACCTTACTGAACTTCATGTTATCAATGATGGTGAAGACTTGGGACAGCGTTTAAGTGAAGTCATCGTTCAGTACATACTAAGTAGTAGATAATGAACGAAGATTTTGAATACGATACAGGTCGTGTAATTCCTCGTGATAGTGCTGGTTGGCGAGAGTTTGAATTTAACCGTGTCAAAAAAATAAAAGATTTTTTGACGATGGGAAATATTGATCCCGATGATGCATTTTTTAGGGTTCCGTGGCGTGATCAGGCAAAACTCCAACAGCAGCATCCAGCACTTGCAGAAGCTTGGGACCATTATATAGTTCTGCTATCAATGATATACGAGGAAGAAAATGGAACCAGACCTTGATATAACGGATGAAGAAGTAGAATATTTGATGTTAAAGTACATCCGTGATCAGACCTATGCTGGTCGTGCCGTAATTCCCGCAACGGAAATCTATGAATACTTGCAATGTGAAGCACCTGCCGATGCAGAGCAAATATACATGGTTTTGGTCCCAGATGCCCTAGAAATCATTAAAAAATACGAAGCTGAACACCCCTTACATTAAAAATAACCCTTGACAAGACCAATAAATATGTTATATTAGTTATAGTCAATTGGAGAACTACTATGCGCAAGACCCTAGCTATCTTACTTGCAACCGCAACATTAATTACCGCAACAGCGGCCAATGCCGATGACTGGCGTTACCATCATGGTCCTCGTCCTGGATATGGCGGTGGTGGTGGTGGCGATTGGGTTGCTCCCCTTGTTGGTGGTTTGATTGTTGGTGGTATTCTAGGCGGCATGGCACAGCAGAACCAACAGCAGTATTACCCACAACCACAATATTACCCACAGCCACAATATTACCCACAGACATTCTGTCGTTGGGTTCCTATGTATGATGCATGGGGTAATTTCGCAGGTCGCCAACGCCAATGCTGGCAACAATAAAGGTATAAAATGGGATTACTCGACAAACTACTTGGTAAGAATACCAAGATCGAAATTAACAAAGACGCCGACGCCTCTACTGTAATTGCAGAAAGCGCACCACCAGCCTCTACTCAAACTAGCAGTGAACCAAAACCTAAGAAACCTCGCAAACCACGAGTGAAGAAGGTTGTCGAGGAACCTAAAAAAATCGAAGAATCGAAAAAGGAAGAACCTCGTGTAAATGTAATTGGTTTTGACTTTGATCCACAAAACCCAAGCATGGGCAGTATGGAACTTGATTGGAACGCAGAATTTATCGAAATGCTGCGAGCAAATAACTATCGCGGAATTAATCCCGAAGACCTCGTAGATGCGTGGCTTAATGATGTAGCACGAAATATCATCAATTCCAATGCACAAAATCCACCAAACATGGATGGAAGTAACCGTTATGTTACTCGCACGGATTTAGGAAACGGCAAGACCGAATTCAAATAACCCTTGACAAATCCCCAATAAGAGATTATATTAATATTATGAAATATCTTCTTGTAGACACAGCAAATCTGTTTGCACGTGCTCGCCATAGCACACCACGTGGCGCTGACACTTGGCAAAAGATTGGATTGGCATTGCATATTATGTTCAATTCAATTATGAAGATGCAACGTCAGTATAAGCCAGATCATGTTATCTTTGCCCTTGAAAGTCGTTCATGGCGCAAGGATCATACTGGTTCGTATAAAGCAAACCGTGCTGATATTAAAGCCAAAATGAGTGTTCGTGAAGCAGAAGAAGATGCAGAGTTTTGGGCAGTATACGAAGAGTTTACCAACTGGATGAACGAACGCTCTAATTGCAGTGTAATCAAGGTTGCACGAGCAGAAGCTGACGATATCATTGCTCGTTGGACTGCGTTGCATCCTAATGATGAACATATTATCCTATCCAATGATAGCGACTTTCATCAGTTGCTTAGTGACAAGGTAACCATTTATAATGGGTTAAGCAATCATTATATCACAACTACTGGTTATTATGATGACAATGGCAAACCAGTTAAAGATAAAAAGACCAACGAACACAAGACGGTAGGCGATCCCAAGTTTGTGCTATTTGAAAAGTGCATGCGTGGCGATCCTACTGACCATATTATGACTGCATATCCTGGCGTTCGCACTAAGGGCAGCACCAAGAAAGTTGGTCTCGTTGAGGCTTATGCTGACCGTGATAAGCGTGGTTGGGCATGGAATAATATGATGTTACAGCGTTGGGTTGACCATAATAATGTAGAGCACCGTGTGCTTGATCGTTATGAAGAAAACCGTGTTCTAGTTGATTTGACTGCTCAGCCAGAAGATATTCGCAATGCGATTGATGAGGCATTGCTTGCAATTGAACCCAAGTCTAAGTCACAGATTGGCACTCATCTTATGAAGTTCTGTGGCAAATATGAACTAGTTCGTCTTAGTGAAAATGTGCAACCACTTGCCGAAGTTCTTGGCAAATCACTTGTAAAGGATACCACACATGCGTAATTTTTTTGTAAAATACTTTCCATGGGCAGTTCTTGGTGTATTTCTATTTGAGATTTATGAATACTGGAATATTGATAACGACCGTGTTTTAATGGATATTGTTGCCTCGATTGGTTGGACATCATTCATTGAAGTTCGGAGTGAATATAATTCACTTATGGATATGATCGAAGGAAAGATTAAAGATGACAAAACTCAAGGCTAAAAATATTGTAGAAAATCGTTTTTGGGTTATTGAAAACGACAAAGGCGAACGCATTGGAAACATTGCGCAGACCACCAGTGGCGTTCGCTGCACGGTTGATGATAGTGTAGAAGTATTTCCAGATATGCAACAAATGGTTGCAGAAAAGGGAATTACATTTGTTCGTCGCTCTCGCGAAGCAAAACCCTCAGTTGAAAATACTGTTTATGATTTTCCTACTAATCATACGCCGCATAATATTCTATGGAATGTAAAGCTTAAACTTCCAATTTATACTAAGAATGATAAGAGCAGTTCTTATTTCTGTGCTGGTTATTATGCCATAAAATATAACAAAACTTATGTTCCAGAGTTTACTCCAAAGTTGATTACACTTCAACGCTATGAGTATGAAGGTCCGTTTAAGACCAAGTTAGAACAGCAAGAACGACTAAGGATCATGAACAATGAGACCGCCTAATACCCATCATATTAGAGAATTTATCAATCGCGGTCAGAATGTTGTTGGCAATGGATTAGTGTTTGATAAAGAAACTATTGCTAATGTTACCAGAGAACTTACTGATGTTCTGGCTTATGTTTTGCAACTTGAAAACAAAAATGCAGAATTAGAAGAAAATTTGGCAAATTCTAGCGTTCTTGAAATAGAATTGGTGGGAGATAAATTTTAAGCCTGTTTTTAACAGACTAAATAATTTAGCGAATATTCAATTATGTCAAGACCAAAGCCTCAAGTATTATTAGAAATAACTAATAAACAAACATATAAGTCAGAACAAGTTTTGGCTAGCGAAGGTATTTGGGCAATTTTCTTGGATAATAAACCTGTAAATCTTAAAACTACTTCTATGTTGGCACAATATGGTGGACCAAAATATAAGAAAAGCAGTTTCTCAAACCCAGGTCATGCAATCAACCTTTGCAAAAAACTTAACACGCAATTCAAAACAACTCGTTTTAGTGTCGTGTTATTAAACAGTGGCGCTGCTGTTTATCCTACAAAATGACACAAAAGTCAAAAACCGAATGGACGCATGAATTATATCATTTAGCACATGGCGAAGATGCGTTCATTCCACATATAAATCAGAAAAATATCTTTATTCTTTATTGGTATAATAACAATAAGAACTTTGGTTTTAGACTTAATAATACAGCATTTGATCTAATGCGTAACGCTGGTTATAAATTTCATCAACATAATATTGATAGAAAAAAGTATCAGATAAACGGTCAAGAATTGGTACTAATGGATCGTTTTCATAATTCACCTTGGTTTTATCAAATGAGCAAAGGCGAGTTATTCTTAATGGATAGCGAACTTGGAATGATGCTAGAACTATGCGATGGAAATCTAGGGCAAGCTATTAAAAATATGTCTTGACAGATATATAATCCATGTTATATTCAAAATATAAGCAATGGAGAAAGGCAATGCGCAGCGCAGAAGCAAGAGAATTAGCGAAACCGCTGTATCGTCAGCGAATAGTTCTTGCCAAAAAAGGCAAAGGCAGTTATAATCGTAAGAAGCAAAAGGAAACTAGCAATGACTGATACCATTTCTCTCAAAGATGCCATGTCTGCCGCAGTAGCTGCTCAGCGCATTAACGGCAAGTATATCAAGCGTTATGATGCCAAAGAAGGTGAATTGGCAAATGGCGTTCTCATGCGTGAATTTCTCAATCCAGAGATGGTAAATTTTACCACTTTGCCTCAAGATGACAGCATTGCTGATGAAATTCTTGATTATCTTGATAGCAAGATGATTGAACTTGTTGCTGGCACTCTTCATGATTATTGGAGAAATTTGGTTCTGTTGACCGAACAAAAGCAGATTAACAAAAAGGATTTCAAAACTTTGGCACTGGTTGCCAGCGTTCCAAACTCCTATGCCAACGCTGTCGGGCGTGAAAAAGCCAAGGATGAAATTCGTATTATGGCAGAAAATAGCCGCCATATTGGTCAGATTGGCGACAATATTCTTGAAGAAGTTACCGTTAAATCGGCGGTGTATAGTGCCAATTATAACAAGTGGTATCATACTGCTATCACTACCGCTGCCAATTGTCTCGTATGTTTTCCTCTTAGCGAGAAATTGGAGCGTGGAATTGTCATTAATTTGACAGCCCGTGTTCACAAGCACGATGACAATAACCAGACCCGTCTGCACTATGTGCGGATCAAAAAAGATGCTTGACAACCTTTAAATCCATGTTATATTAAGTTATAGTCAATTGATGGAGAGCACGGCGATGCGCAATTCTTGGTCATTTTCTCAGTATGTTGAAGAAATCATCACCCTTAGCGAAATTGCTGAAATTCCTGGCATTGAGGAATCCCGTGCTGCTCTTATCACGGAAATGTGGGGTAAATTTCCTAACGAATGTGTGGCAATTGGTCTCACAGACGGGGTTAAAAAATAACCCTTGACAGCCTTTAAATCTGTGGTATATTAGTAATATAAGCAATGGAGCGGCGAAATGGCACAAGTAAGCACCCGTAAGGCTAAGATTTCCACTATCCTCCATAACCGTTATTTTACCAAAGGTGTACAAGATGCGGTAGCTGGTCGCCCATTTGACCCTGATTATGACAAGTGGGAAACTGCTTCTCACGGTGCCGCACAGTGGTGCTATGAGCGTGGTCGCCAATATGGTATTGCCACAGGCGGTAAGGTTCCTACTAAAACTGGTAAGCGAATTAACTATTTTGCTATTCGTGAGTTTAACCGTCTTTACCACGATGGTTCAATTATCTGATAAAAAGTGCTTGACCGCCTCTAATTCTGTGTTATATTAGTAATATAAGCAATGGAGAGATACACATGACGCAATCTGAACAAATCTGCTACGGCATGTCCAGAGCCGATATCCGTGACCAATATATCAACAGCCTCTCTGCCAAAGTGATTGGCGTGGAAATGGTTGTCATGAGTATCCTTTCCGATTGTCAGGAAATGATGGATAGAAAAAATTCATCAATTCCGTCCCCAAATGTAGATGAATTTATCCGTCAGCAGTTAAATATTGCCAAATTTATTATAAAAGAAATGATGTTAAATAAACCAAAAAGTGCTTGACATACCTTAATTCTGTGTTATTGTTATAATATAAACAGCAACGGAGATTTCCCATGGATATGCAATCTGGTATCGCCGCTATCATTGAAAAGTCAAAAGCCGATTATCTTGCTTGGAATGGCAATCGCACCAGTGATCCAATCGTCGCCAAGATGATTGAAGAATATAATGCCTCACTCCGTATTGAGGAAGGCAGCAAGTATTTCAAAATTGTTCAGCGTAATTCGGTGCATTCCTTTGTGGTTAAGAAGGATGGTGGCAAGTTTCGTGCTGGCGATATCTTGAAGCCTGCCTCTTGGAAGGCTCCTGCTATGAACTTTGCTCGTGGCAATGTTCTTGAAGGTAAACTTGATTGCATCCGTTGGACGGGTGCACTGTAAAAAAGTGCTTGACAACTACAAATAATCTGTTATATTAATATTATAGTCAACTGATGGAGAAACAAAATGGCTAAACCGAATGAAGCACTTTCCGAAGTGCGTACTGTTACCCTTGCTGCTGCAAAGCGTGAGGTCATGGTTTGCGCTCGTCGCAAGCGTCCTGTGTTCCTTTGGGGTGCACCTGGCATCGGCAAGTCCGAACTGGTTGCAGACCTTTGCGAAAGCATGGGTGGTAAGTTGTATGACTTGCGTCTTGCACTCATGGACCCTTCCGATTTGAAGGGCGTACTCTACTACAATCCTACCGTTGGTAATGCCATGTGGAATGCTCCGCCTGATCTTCCTTCTAAGGAAGAAGCTGCACAGTATCCTGTGGTGTTCCTGTTCCTTGACGAAATGAACTCTGCCGCTCCTGCAACTCAGGCTGCTGCATACCAGTTGGTTCTTAATCGTCGTGTTGGTACTTACGAACTTCCTGACAATGTTGTTATCGTTGCCGCTGGTAACCGTGACACTGATCGTGGTGTTGTGTATCGTATGCCTTCGCCGCTTGCTAACCGCTTTGTTCACTTGAACTTGCGTGTTGACTTTGAGTCGTGGAATGATTGGGCTATCAACCATGCTATCAATCCTGACGTGGTTGCATATGTGACTTGCAACAAGAACGATCTGTTCAACTTTGATCCTCGCTCAAGCGGTGCATCGTTTGCTACGCCTCGTTCGTGGTCGTTCGTCAGCGAGTTGCTGCAAGAAGACCTTAACGATACCGAACTTAACGATCTTGTGTCTGGTACGGTTGGCGAAGGTGTTGCACTCAAGTTTGCTGCACACCGTAAGGTTGCTTCGCAGATGCCTAATCCTTCTGACATCTTGTCTGGCAAGGTGAAGGAACTTAAAGCCAAGGATATCGGCGCAAAGTATTCGCTCACCGTATCTTGCTGCTATGAGTTGAAGGACTCGTTTGACAAGCGTGGTGGCGAGCGCATGAAGGATGCGGACAACAATGAGTGGCACGAGGAACTTGACAATGTGTTCCGCTTCTTCCTTGATAACATGGATACGGAATTGCAAGTCATGATGCTTGCTACTATTCTTCGTAACTACAAGATGCCGATGAAGACTAGCAAGATGAAGAACTACAAGGAATATCATGCAAAGAACGGCGATTATATCCTCGCTGCCGTGCGTGACTAATCCTCGCCCCATCGTTCTCCATCAGTGAGGGCGAGTTATAGGGGGATAGCCGCAACTATCCCCCTATTTTAATAATAAAATCTGACAAAGATGCATGATTTTGTAAATGTATTTTTGCTGTGTTTGTCATAAACACTTCTCTGTTATATTCACATATAGGCTTTGCTTTTTTTAAAAATTCAACTAAATCTGAATTACATAAATTTTCAACAGATTGGGCAAACGCTTCTACTCTTTTTTTATTATCCGCTATTGTATCAAAACTTTCATCTATTAATCCATCAAATGTTTTATAGCCAATATTTTTTAAATGCTTGTAA